GCATTGGCGTATACAACGTCGAGATGAACGTTATCTCTGCTAACGGTGCGTGGAAGGTAACGACCGGCGCAGGCGTTGTAGTGATGGCCGTAGGCATATTCTCGGCATAGCCATGAACAAGCCAGGCTTGTACGCCAACATTCTCGCCAAGCCGGAGAACAAGAAGTGACAGCCGCATGGACTCGCAGTGAGGGCAAGAACCCCAAGGGTGGCCTCAACGAAAAGGGCCGTGCGTCCTATCACCGCGAGACTGGTGGCACTCTCAAGGCTCCGGTAAAGGCTGGCGACAACCCGCGCAGGGCATCATTCCTTGCCCGCATGGGCCATATGCCGGGGCCGATGGAGAAGAACGGCAAGCCGACCCGATTGGCTCTGGCTTTGCGTGCTTGGGGAGCATCAAGTAAAGCTGATGCAATCCATAAGGCGCACGCGATTAGCAAAAGGAACAAGGACTAAACATGGCTGATCCAAGTCAACCAAATAGCATTGCCCTTGCCCTTCAGCATTTGATTGACAAAGATGCCATGCGTCAGGCGTTTACTAGGCTTACAAGTTTAGATACGCCAAAAGATCAAACCATGCAAGAAACTGCCGCCGACATTGGCGCTGGTTTTGTTCCTGTAGTTGGGCAAATGCAAGCTGGTAGAGATTTTGTTCGCTCATATCGTGAAAAAGATCCGCTTGGCATGGGTTTGTCGGCTGCCGGAATGGTTCCCGTTCTGGGTGGTTTTGCAAAAGTTTCGAAAGCCAAGCAATTAGCAAAAGGTCTGGAAGAAATTGGTCAGACAAGGATCAATAAATTTGACCCTCGATTTGACCTTCGCGTGAAAGAACAAGAAAAATTGCAGTCGCTTGTTCCGCAAGTTGAATCTAGGCAAATGTCATTGCCCCCGGAAATATCAATAGCTGATCTGGAGGGGCGGCCATTCATTACTAGTATGTCTGACAGAACCGCCGCTGGTGGCTTGTTGACTGGCATCAATGATGTTCAAGTTGATCTTTATCCAGTCAAAAACCGAAAAGACACGCTTAATTTGGCGCGTCTAGTGGTTGACCCAGAAAAAAGAAAGCAAGGACTCGGTTCCAAAGCAATGCAAGAAATAATTGATTCTGCTGACGCTGGTGGAAAAACAATTACGCTTTCTCCTTCAACGGACTTTGGGGCTACTTCTGTAACGCGCCTAAAAAACTTCTACAAGAGATTTGGCTTTGTGGAAAACAAAGGACGAAACAAGGATTTCACGATTAGTGAATCAATGTATCGTGTTCCTCAAAGTCTGGAGAATGAATAATGGAACCAATCCGCAGCACGGGTCTTGAGAAGTATCTAAGCGTAGTCGGTGGCTACGACAACGAGTTTGCAAAGTGGCAAGCGCGTGTAAAGAAGATCCTCAAGCGTTACCGCGACGATACCCGTGGACAGTCAGGCAATGAGACGGCAAAGTTCAACATTCTCTGGTCGAACGTCCAGACCCTTATCCCTGCCGTTTACGCCAAGCTGCCCAAGGCTGACGTATCGCGCCGCTTTGGCGACAACGATCCGGTATCCCGCGTTGCGTCAAACCTGATTGAGCGTTCTTTGGACTTTGAGATTGAGCATTACCCTGACTTCCGCGACACGATGAAGCATTGCGTCGAGGATCGGTTCCTCGGTGGCCGTGGTGTGGCATGGGTGCGCTATGAGCCTCATGTCGCCCCACAGGGCATTCAGGACGATGGGCTAGAGATCACAGAGGACATTGAGCAGGGCGAGGGCGAGCCGCAGGAACAGCCTGAACAGATCGAATACGAATGCGCCCCGGTTGATTACGTCCACTGGCGTGATTTTGGCCATAGCACCGCCCGCACTTGGGAAGAAGTCACCTGCGTATGGCGCTGGGTCTATATGACCTATGAGGCGCTGGCAGAGCGTTTCGGTGAGGAGAAGGCCAAGAAGATTCCGCTATCCGAAGGCCCGGAACCGCTGAATGCCTATAACGAATCCAAGAAGTCCTACAACCGCGCCAAAATCTGCGAGCTGTGGGACAAGGAAACCAATAAGGTTTACTGGTTCAGCAAGTCTGTCCCGGACTTTATCGACGTTCGTGACGATCCGCTGAATGTCGAGGGGTTTTTCCCCTGCGCCAAGCCCCTGTACGCCACCACGACTAGCGATAGCCTGGTGCCGGTGCCGGACTTCGTGCTGTATCAAGATCAGGCGATGGAGTTGGACATTCTGTCTGACCGCATTGATGGTCTGGTCAAATCACTCCGCGTTCGTGGTGTCTATGACGCCAGCCAGCCCGCTCTCCAGCGTTTGCTAACGGAAGGCGACAACAATAGCCTGATTCCAGTTGATAAATGGATGGCTTTTGGCGAGAAAGGTGGCCTCAAGGGGTCTATTGACCTCCTGCCGCTAGACACGCTAGCCGCGGCTCTGATGCAGTGCTATCAGGCTCGGGACAACATCAAGCAGCAGATTTACGAAATCACGGGCATCAGCGACATCATTCGTGGTGCCTCGTATGCTTCGGAGACTGCTACCGCACAGCAGATCAAGGGTCAGTACGCTGGACTACGGCTCCGTTCGATGCAGGAAGAAGTCGCCCTGTTTGCCAGCCAGTTGATCCGGCTCAAGGCGCAGGTCATTTGCGGCAAGTTCCAGCCGCAAACAATTTTGGCTTATTCCGCTGCCCAGCAGATGCAGCCCGCTGATCAGCAAATGATCCCGCAAGCATTGCAGCTTATCAAAGATAAACCGCTGCGTACCTTCAGAATTGAGGTGTCCGCAGATTCGCTGGTTCAGCTTGACGAGAACCAGATGAAGGCCGACAGGTTGGAGTTCCTCAATACCTATGCCAACTTCTTGAGTCAGGTCATGCCGGTTGGTCAGGCCAGCCCCGAAACCATCCCGATGATGATGGAACTGCTTAAGTACGGCGTGGGTGCGTTCAAGCAGGCCCGCAGCATCGAAGGCGCGCTAGATCAGGCAATGGATCAGATGAAAGCCGCAGCCCAGCAGCCGAAACCTAATCCAGAGACACAGAAGGCACAGATGGAGGCCCAAATCACGCAGGCCAAGCATCAGGCCGAAGCGCAGGCTAACGCCGCCAAGCTCCAGCAGGAAGGCCAGATCTCCCAGATGAAGCTCCAGCACGATATGCAGCTAGAGCAGATGAAGCAGCAGCATGAGTCCCAGATGAAGGCGCAGGAATTTGCCCAGAAAGAGCAGTTTGATCGCTGGAAAACGGAACTTGAATCGGCCACGAAGCTCATGGTTGCCCGTATCAGCGCCAATCCTGGCCTCGATATTCCGGCCCTTGAGGCGCAGCAAGCTGTCAGCGAGAAGATCGCGCAGGACTTGGGCGGAAATGTCTCGCAAGCCCTGTCTCATATGGCCTCCCTGCACAACAACATGGCGAATATGCACGGGGATGCTATGGCCCGCATTGGCGAGGTTGTGGCCACCCTCAAGGCTCCCAAGCGCATCATTCGCGGCCCTGACGGCAGAGCCGTTGGCGTAGAGCCAATGCAGCAGCCCCTCCCCGGAATTGATCAGGCGACCATCCAATGATTGTCACGACTACCAAAGGCGATATGGATGACTCTTTGCTGGAAAAGCGCGAAGGGTCTGTGGACAACAACATTGAGTACACCGAATGGGTGGAATATTGGCTCGATGGCGAGCTAGTCCACCGTTCTGCCCATGTAAGGCTCAAGAAGCCGGTACTGACAATTACGGATATTGGAGGATTTGACAATGGCTAATTCGCAGGCAATGACCACATCGTTTAAGCAGGACATTCTCAACGGTGTCCATGCTTTCAGTTCGGCCTACCGCACGGCTGATACGTTCAAGGCGGCGCTATATACCGCTGCTAGTTCCCTTGGGGCTGGCACGACCAGCTACACCACGGCGACCACAGAGGTTAGCGGAACAAATTACACGGCTGGCGGCGTAACTGTGACCAATGCCACGGCCCCGACCACCTCGGGAACCACGGCCTATTGGACGCCTAGTGCCAGCTTTACCTACACCAATGTCACGCTCTCTACGGCGTTTGACGCGGTGCTGGTGTACAACTCGACCGCAACGGGCAAAAACGCGGTATCTGTACACACATTTGGCTCCCAGACCATTACCGCAGGAACCTTTACGCTGACCATGCCGACCAATGACGCCACGAACGCTCTAATTCGCATCGCGTAATTTATGGCGCAAGGCGGTTGGGATACAGGTACCTGGGATGCTGCCCTATGGGACAGTCTGCCGGTTACCGGAAACACCGCCACGGGTGGTGTTGGCGGTCTTGGCTCTAGCAATTCCGCAGCCCTAACGGGGGTTGCTGGGACTGGTAGCGCCGGGACTGTTGCGGCATCCCTAACGCTCGCCATTACCGGCACACAGGCCGCGGGTAATGTCGGCTCTGTAGCCACCACAAATGCCCCTGCGCTGACTGGCGTTCAAGGCACAGGACAAGTTGGGTCAGAAGGTGACGCGGAAACCGTCAATGTTTATGGTGTTCAGGGAAGTGGACAGGTTGGCACGGCGACTGCGACTAATGCTGCCGCCCTTTCTGGAGTTTATGGTTCGGGCGCTGTCGGTAGCGTTTCCAATTCTATTACCGTTGCCATTAGCGGGGTATCTGCAACTGGTGATGTTGGCACTGTTTCCTATGTCCCCCCGGTAATTGTCCTTGACACCCACGACGGCGACGAGAAAAAGCGCAAGCGGTTTAAGGACGAATCGGAAGCTCGGGATCGGCGCAAACAGCAGTTAATCTCAATTTATGAAGATTTGCTGGAAGCCAAGCCGGAAGTCGCAGAGCGCATCGTCCATAAATTCATTGAGAAGAAACCAAGGCAAATTGCACCTGCTATAAACTTTGATAAACTCATCAATAGTCTAGACACCGTAGAGGCTCTTTACAGAGAGCGCCAAGAAATAGACGATGAAGAAGTGATGATGCTGCTATGAAAAAAAGCTATATCTGGGAAGATGGAAAGCTGGTTGAAAAGATAAAGTCAAAGCGTGAAGATTTGCACTTTATTCAAGACGATATAAAGCCCTACAAATCCATGATTAACGGGCAAATGATTACCAGCCGGTCGCAGCACCGGAGGCATCTGAACGCGAATGGTTGTATCGAAGTCGGCAACGAGAAGATGGAAAACAAGCCGCGCACGTTCAAGTCAAATCGCCGCGAAATTCTGCGAGAGCAGCTTGCCGGAATGACCCATAAAGAAGCGAACAGAATTCTCGACCGCATCCGCGACGAGATCAGGTTTTCAAACCCCCACAGGAAGTAGAAAATGTCCGAAGCCCCTGAAAACGTCGAAGTCCCAGATGCCCCGGTAGACCGCAAGGAACTGCTGGAAATGCAGTTTACCGAAGCAGAACAGCAGGTTGAAGAAGCCCCAGCCGGCTCCCGCGACGAATCTGGCAAGTTTGCCAAGTCCAGCTCACAGCCCAAGGCCGATAAAGCCCCAGAGGTTGAGCCGCCGGTATGGAAGCGCCCGCCTGCCTCATGGAAGAAGGATTATCACGAGCCGTGGAATACGGTTGACGATAAAATAAAAGAGTACGTCTGGCAGCGCGAAGAACAGATGAAAAAGGGGATTGAGCCGCTAATGAGCAAGGCTCAATATGCCGATGCCATGAATCAGGCCATTGAGCCGTACATGAACACCATCCGTGGGCTTGGCTTGACGCCGGATAGGGCCGTTTCTGCGCTGATGCAGGCCGACCATACCCTACGAACCGCCCCGTCTGACCAAAAGCGGCAATATCTTTATCAGCTTGCCAGCCAGTACGGAATTGACCTCAATGCTGGCGGTTCCGTCCCGCAGGTGCAGCCGAATACTTATGCTCCGATCCTCAACGAGATAAATACGTTGAAGGGCGAGCTTGAAGGGTGGAAGCAGCAGCAGGAAGCTGCCCAGAACAACGCCCTTCTGACAGAGATCAATGGCTTTGCCAATAAGGCAGAGTTTTTTGAAGAAGCCAGGCCTGCGATGATTCAACTCCTACAGGGTGGAATGGCGCAGACCTTGGAAGAAGCCTATGATAAGGCAATACGTTTAGACCCAGAGCTTCATGGACAGATTGAACAGGCCCGACAGGCCGAAGCTGTTGCCCAGAAAAGCGCAAAATTGAATCGTGCAGCGAAAGCCGCACGAGCCGCCGCGGTTAGCGTCAGAAGTTCCACACCAGGAACACACACGGCTCCCAAAGCGCAAGATCGACGATCCTTGCTGTCAGAGCAATTTGACGGCCTTATGGATCGTGTATAATTAACTTGATTAAGGAGTAATTCAAATGGCATTTGCCAATTCCTCAATCAGCGACATTATTGCGACTAACATCCAGAGCCGCAGTGGTGAACTCGCTGACAACGTGACGAACAACAATGCGTTGCTTCGTCGCCTGAAAGATCGCGGTAACGTAAAGACCTTCAGTGGCGGTAACGTCATCCTTGAAGAAATCATGTACAACGACAGCACGACCTCGAATACAAATTCGTATTCTGGTTATGAAGTCCTGAACGTGAGCCAGAACAGTCCGATTTCTGCCGCCCAGTTCAGCATCACGCAGTACGCTGCGGCGGTGTCCATCTCGGGTCTGGAAATGATCCAGAACTCGGGTAAGGAAGCGATCATCGACCTGCTCGATGGCCGTATGAACGTGGCTGAAGCCCAGCTGGCTAACCGCATCAGCGGTGACCTGTATGGCGACGGCACCGGCAATAGCGGCAAGAACCTGACGGGTCTGGCTGCTGCTGTCCCGGATGCTCCGTCCACTGGCACCTACGGCGGTATCAACCGCGCAACGTGGAGCTTCTGGCGTTCGGTTGCCTACTCGGGTGTCACCAATGGTGGCGCTGCCGTGTCGGCTTCGAACATCCAGCAGTACATGGACGCGATTGCTGTGCAGCTGATCCGCGGTACCGATAAGCCGGATCTGATCGTTGCTGACAGCAACTACTACCGTCTGTACCTCCAGAGCCTCCAGAGCATTCAGCGTATTTCGAGCGAAGGCTCGTCAATGGCTGGTGCTGGCTTTGCCTCGCTGAAGTACTTTGGCGCTGGTATGGCCTCGGACGTTGTGCTGGACGGCGGTATCGGTTCGTCCTCGTACAACAGCGGCTCGGGCAATGCGAACCATATGTGGTTCCTGAACACCAAGTA